TTACAAACCAAAGAAACTAGATGTGTCGCTTGAACTGTTTGTCCAGCTTGTCAATCCCCGCATATTACTGCACGGCTCGAGTGAGGAAGAGAACGCTAGACATCTGAATCGACAGGCTAGCGCTCTCCATTCGGTGAATAGTGACCGTTACAATCACCTAAACAACAAGGATCTAAATGGCAATACCGTCTTGCTCGCCTATGGATACCTGCAGCACACAAAACAGAAGATGCAAGACTGTCCTTTTTACCGGGCGCCCCTGGCGAAGTAGCCGCTTATGGCTACAGATTGGGGGAGGTAGACATAAAACTGTGGGGGGATACCAAGGAAGACTTGACTATAGAGTTTAGACTTGGCGTCGACATTACGCCGCGTAACCCCGTTAAGGCCACCAGTGGATCTCACGTGGAGGGCTGGACACAACCTAAACCCGATCTAAAAGAACCCAAATCGTCAGGGGCGGCAATTTTGAAGCGAGCCGGAGCTAAGGCACCTGGTTCAGTTGGCAACCGACGCGTCAGGAGGAAACTTCAGCGCTTAGGCAGGTTTGTACGAAAGTGGTTGAAAAACAACCTGGTACCACTTTCACCTGAGGTCGACACCAGTTTCGAGGCATGGCTGGCCGCAACAAATTACCCCGAATGGAGGAAAGATGAATTACGCAAGGTGTATGCGGACTACGTCTCTATTAACCCGCGGACTGCAAAGGAAGCGGAGGTTCACACCTTTATGAAGGATGAGTCCTATCCAGAATTTAAATGTAACAGAGCAATCAATGCTAGGGTTGATGCAATGAAAGTTAGATTAGGACCAATCTTCAAGTTAATCGAGTCGGTGGTGTACAAGAGACCCGAATTCATCAAACATGTACCGGTGGCTAAACGCGCCAAGTACATAATGGACTTTATCTACAGAGAAGGGGCTGAATATGTAGCAACGGACTACACCTCTTTTGAAGCACTATTCACTCGTCAGGTGATGGAAAACTGCGAATTCATTCTGTATGATTATATGACCCAATATTTACCAGAACATGACCAATTCATGCAAACAATAACGGATGTTCTGGGCGGAACCAACAAGTTGCTGGCGCATACCCTGCGCGCAAGCCTTGAGGCAACAAGAATGAGCGGAGAGATGTGCACCTCGTTGGGGAACGGGTTCTCAAATCTCATGTTCTTCTTGTTTCTGAGTGAGGAGGTTGGATACAAAAATGTGCGCATAGTCGTGGAAGGGGATGATGGGTTGGCCACCGGAGAAGGCCGTCCACCGACCGCTGAAGACTTTGCATCGTTAGGGTTAATTATAAAGCTGGAGAAACACCGGGACTTGTGTAAAGCGAGTTTCTGTGGGTTGATTTTCGATGAGACCGACCAGCTTGTAGTTACTGACCCATTGGAAGTATTGTCTGAATTTGGCTGGGTTAATGCCCAGTATTGCAAGGCAAGGAGCCACAAGCGTTTGGCTCTGCTCCGATGTAAAGCACTATCTGCTGCACACCAGTATCCTGGAGTACCAATCATTGCTGCTTTGGCTGACTACGCATTGCGAGTCACCAGAGGATTGGACGTCCGCCGCGTGGCTGACTCAAAACTATTCAACATGTGGGACCGCGAACAATTGTATGCGGCCATGAAAGACGAGGCTCGCATTAGACGTTTGCCCGTGCCTTTCAATACACGACTGCTTGTCGCAGAGCAGTTTGGGATCCCAATAGATGCCCAGTTGAGTGTTGAAGCCTACCTAGATTCTCTACATAAACCAACCATCCTAGTCTTGCCATGGCTAGACCCGATAGTACCAAAGGATTGGATACAATACTATTATGGGTATGTCAGGCCAGTGGGAACGGATCCGAGTTGGTTTGAGCATTTGCCCTATGTGAACGATGCTCGCGAGCTGCTGGCGCAACATCCGGCGGTTACCAGGTTGCCTACCTATGCGTGAAGCAGGTAGGGGGACAGTGTACCCATGAAGAACACCGATGTAATTTCGTAATTTACCAATTGGGAGGGGGG